GGACCGCGTTGGCGTCCAGGGAGAGCTGCGGGTCGAGCAGGGCAAGATGACCTATCACCAGTTCGTGGTTGCCATGGATCGGCTTGACGGGAGGGACTGCTGTGAGGACTTCTTGGACCGTTTGACGCCCGAGGATGCCCATAAGCGGCCCTGGAATCAGGGTGGTGTTCCCTGCATGAAAACAGCCAAGCCCGCGGCTGAACCCGTCCAGGAACATGCCGCGCCCGCGCCGGCTGCCTCATGGGTGCCCCAGTCCCTTTTCGGAGACGAGGCGTTCGCATGAAGAACGCCGCTTCAAAATCCGCTGCCCGTTGCTGTGTCTGCCACCGCTGCCTTGGTGATGCGATTTCCATTAAATTGGGGATCGGCCCGAAATGCGCCCAGAAATACGGCATTCAGAAGCCCCGGAAGGGCCGGCGCTATGCCCAGAGCATGGCTTCGGTTCTCGGCGTTCCGCTATTTGGGGAGGACCTGTGAGCTGGACCCTTCGTCTTGACGCTCCAACCCCCAGCCAGAACACCCGCGACAGTCAGCACTGGGCCCTTCGTCGCAGGGTCAAACAGGACTGGTTCATGCTCATCCGCGCCGCCGAATGCTTCCTGGGCATCCCGAAGGCCAAGGGCAAGCGCCGGTTGACCATCGTGCGCCACCACCGGAACGGCCAGCACCAGGACGAAGCGAACATTTACGGCGGCTGCAAAGGCATCGTGGACTGCCTGGTTCTCTGGGGCCTGCTGGTGGACGATGCGCCGAAGTGGCTGGAGAACGGCAAACCGCAACAGATCCCCCTGGACAAGGGCGAGAAACCCTTCACTGAACTGATTCTTGAGGACATCGCATGAGCGAATTGACGCGCACCTTTCGAGTAGACCCTGAATTCAGGGACCGTATCCCGGCCCCAAATGCCGACGCCTTCAAGGGATTGGAAGCCGATATCCTGTCCGATGGGGCGATTCTTGACCCCCTGAAGGTATGGGCGGAAGAAGGCATCCTCCTGGACGGGCACCACCGGTACACCATTTCCCAGACGCACGGCCTGCCTTATGCTGTCCATCTCGTTTCGTTGCCGGATCGAGAGTCCGCCCTGGACTGGATCGACCGCCACGCCATCCACCAGCGGAATCTCCCGGCTGATCTTGAGTCTCTGATCCGAGGTCGGATCTACAATCGAGCGAAGAAAACCCAGGGCGGGAAACGTGAAGCAAATCCCCAAAGTGGGGATTTGAAAAATACCTCGGAAATACTGGCTTCCGAGCTTGGCGTTTCTAAAAATACACTCCAGCGTGACGGGGCCTTTGCCGCCGCTGTAGACAAGCTCGGAATTGCCCAAGAAGTTACCCAGGGTACGGTTGCAGCTCCCAGGTCCAAGGTTATCGACGCAGCCAAGGATCTTCCCGCCAAGCCCACAACGAAGCAGAAGGCCAAGGCCCGGGAGCAACTGGAAACCCCTGTCCAGAAGTCTCCGAGTGTCCCAAAGGACGTTGTTCCCCCGGCGCCCAAGCCCAAGGATGACCGGGACGCCCGGATTTCCGAGCTGACCCGACTTCTGGCTGATTCCAAGGCAGAGAACGAAGCGCTCCGAGATCAGAACCGGGAACTCGCCAGTTCTCTGCGCAGTGCCACGGAAGATAACGAGTCCATGGACAAGATTCTGCGGGCCGACAACAGCCTCATGTCCCTCATGAATGAGGTGGGCAAATTCAAGGAACTGGCCCGGGTCACCAAGAGCCGGAACGATGGGCTCATGGTCGAGGTGAACCAGCTCAAGGGCTTTGCCAAGTCCTGGAAGCGCAAGTTCGACCTGCTGGAGCGGAAGACCAAGGGCCTGGAAGCCGAGCCGGAAGAAGAGCTCGAACTTGAAACCCGCCCTGATGAGTCCGACTACCACCTGACCTTTGACGAGGTGGGCTGATGTCTCTTTTTCAAGGGGAGTTTCCTTCCCTGCATGACTTCCAGGCCAAGGCCCATGAATCCATCCGCCTCGCTGTTGCGGAATCCCTGAAAGCCCAGAGGGAGCGCAAAGAGAAGCGGGAAGCCGAAGCCCTGACCCGGGGACCTGAAACCGAAGAGTCCAAGGCGAAGCGGGAGGCCGTTGAAGCCGAGGAGAATTACCAGGACATGTGCCGGGTGCTGGTCATGGCCCCCACAGGCGCCGGCAAGACCATTTTGGCCCTCAATGTCGTCAAGAACCTTGAGGATGTGAACGAGAAGATCGACGAAGAGAACGCGAAGGTTGAGAAGGCTAACCGCAAGCGGCATAAGCGGCGCAAGCGGGCCATGTTCCTGTGTGACCGGAAAACCCTCATTTCCCAGACCTCCGAGGTTGCGCGGGCCGTGGGCCTCGGTCACCACGGGATCATCCAGGCCCAAAATCCGATGTACGACATCACCAGGTCATTCCAGATCGCCAGCTGCCAGACCCTGATGAGGCGCGGATGGCCCGAGGATATGGACGTCATTATCATTGATGAGGCCCATGCGCAATATAAGACCTGGGTCGATTACATCAAATCTAAGCAGTGCAAGGCGATTGTGATCGGCTTATCCGCGACCCCATTCAGTCCTGGCATGGGCAAGGTCTTCAATCGGCTGGTCAACGCCGCCACGATGCACGAACTCACCGGCAAGGGCATCCTCGTTCCGATGCGGATCTTCTCGTGCCGGAAGCCCGACATGGCCGGCGCCGCCACCGCAGGCGGTGAATGGACGGACAAGGCCGCTGAGGAACGGGAACTGGTGATCGTCGGGGATGTGATCACCGAATGGACGCGCCTGGCCTATGGCCTCAAAACCATCGTTTTCGGTTCCACCATCAAACATTGCGAGGAATTGACGCGCCAGTTCAATGAAGCTGGCATCCCCGCCGCGACCTTCTGCGCCGACACCGAGGACGATGACCGGGCCCGTATCCTCCTGGGGTTCCAGGACGGGGATATCAAGGTGCTGGTGAGCGTGGAAGCCCTCGCCAAAGGTTTTGACGTGAAGGATATCGGCTGCGTCTGCGATTGCCGGCCCTTGCGCAAGTCCCTCTCGACCGCGATTCAGATGTGGGGGCGTGGCCTTCGCGCAAGCACTGAAACCGGCAAGACTGAGTGCATTTTGCTTGATTTTTCAGGCAATATCATCCGTTTCGCTGATGACTTCTCCAAGATTTTCTATGAAGGCCTCAGCAAGTTGGATGACGGCGAAAAGCTGGACAAGGAAATCAGGAAGGACGAAGGCAAGGAACCCAAATCCTGCCCGAAGTGTGGGTATAGCCCGATGGGCGGCAAGAAGTGCGTCGGCTGTGGCTTTGTCGTTCCCGAAAAGAGCAGCCTTGTTGAGCATCTGCCCGGGGAAATGGCCGAGGTCGTCCTGGGCGGCAAGAAGCTCGCTCCTGACCAGATCCACCTCTATGCCCAGATCGCCACCTATGCCCGTGAGCATAGCTCTCCGGAGAAGCAGAACGGCAGGGCGGCCCACCTGTTCAAGGACATCACCGGCCAATGGCCGCCCCGGGCCTACAACGTCCAGTCGGCGCCCACGGTCGAGCCCACCCGGAACACCCTGAACAAGATCCGGTCCATGCAGATTGCCTTTGCCCATAGGAGGACAAAGGCATGAGCATGGAGAAGACGAAGGACGCCGCCCGGGGCCGATGGCGCGGCATCATCACGACCCTCGGGATTGACCCTGCATTCCTGGACGGGAAACACCACAAATGCCCTTTCTGTGGTGGGAAAGATCGGTTTCGTTTCGATGATAAGGACGGCTCTGGTTCCTACTTCTGCTCTGGGTGCAAGCCTGGGCTCGGCATGGACCTCGTGATGAACGCCCGGGGCTGGGATTTCGCCACGGCGGCCCGGGAGGTGGATGGGCTAGTTGGCACCGTCCAGAAGGATGAGATCAGGGCGGAACGGTCGGAACAGGAAAAGGTTGGGGCCTTGAAGAAGCTCGGTTTCACCAGCCAAAAACTCGCCCCCGGCACGGCCTCATGGACCTATCTGGAGCGCCGATGTGGAGATCCGACCGGAATCTCAGGACTCGCCCATCACCCATCCCTCCGATACGACCTCCAGAACCCATTGAGGTATCCGGCCCTTCTGGCTTCCTTGCGTGACTCCGTCGGGGAGTTGGTATCGATCCATCGGACCTACCTGACCCCTGATGGCTATAAGGCTAATCTGGATCCGGTGCGGAAGATCATGCCAGGCCGCCCGCTGGAAGGGGCCGCCGTGAGGCTGAAAGGGGTCCAGGAGCGTTTGGGCATAGCCGAAGGGGTAGAGACGGCGATCAGCTCCGGAAAGATCTTCAACCTCCCTGTGTGGTCCACCCTCAGCGCGAACGGCATCCTGTCATGGGTTCCTCCCGAGGGCGTCAAGAGCGTCGTCATCTTCGGCGACAACGATGCGCACAAGCTCTTTGAGGGCCAAAAGGCGGCTTTTGCCAAGGCCCAGGCGCTCCGGCTTAAAGGGTTCGATGTCGAGGTCATGATTCCGCCGAACCCCGGGGATGACTGGAACGACGTGTGGGGCCAAGCCCAGACCGGGATGGTGGCGTGATGTATGGGAAAGTGTTCGCCTCGATGTTCGAAGGGTCCATGTTGGGCGCCGGGCCTGATGTGTTCGCCGTGTGGACCTTCGCCCTCACCAAGACGGTGAAGGGCAGCGTCGAACTCAACCCGCCCCTAGTCGCCGCCATGATCGGAATGCCGGTTGATCGGGTCCTCACGGCCATCACCTTCCTCGAACAGCCTGACCCCTTCAGCCGGAACCCTGACGAAGGTGGCCGGCGCCTGATTCGGGATGGCCAGTTCCAATACCGTGTGGTTTCCCATTCGAAATATTCCAAGATCCGCAACGAAGACGAGCGGAAGGAATACAACCGGGAGGCCAAGGCCCGTGAACGTGCGTCCAAGAAAGCAGCGGAAGGGTCAATGACATGTCAATGACATTCAATGAAGTCAATGAAAGTCAGTCGTGTCAGCCCATACAACGTGTGTATGTCTCTGCATCTGTGGATATGTGCCCTTTCCACGAAGGGGCGAACTGATGGTTGGAACTACGGATACACGCACCACTGCTGGATTTCAGGCTAACCGCCAAACGTCCAGTCTCACCGATAGGGCGTCTGCGGCCATCGTCACGCTCAAAACACGCATGGATCGCGGCTCTTGGGACGAACTTTGCGTCGAACGGTTCGCGATTATGCACCACGACGGCGGCATCCCCGAACCCCTGGCAAAGGCAATGGCTTACGCCGACACCACCAAACACCACGGCCCCCGACCCCCTGAAAGGAAAACGCCATGACCACCCTCGCCAACTGCATCATCGACGGCACTGAAGTCCTGATCGCAAAGGAAGAAAACAGCATTGAGTTCGCAGTGGTCGGAACTTTGACCGAATCTATCCATAAACAATGCGACAGCATCCGGGATATCAATGCGCAAGCGTATTTAGATCGCCGCGATGGATACAAGGGCACCTCGCCCGCGCCCCACGCCCCCCAGGTGAAGCCAAAGGGCCTGATCGGGTGGATCCGTCGCTTGGCCCTTGCCCGAACGCCCACAGCGCTGAGAACGGCTCTCAACGAGGGGAGGTCGTGAAGCGCCCCAAGGTTGAACCGATCTCCATCCTCCTCCGCGCCTCCGCCCAAGTCGCCTACGCCCTCAATACCATTCCGAACCTGCCCTTGGATCCCATCTGTCCCTTGCAGGTCCTCATCCGGGAGGAACCCCGCAAGCGCAAGCAAGACGCGAATGCTTCCTATTGGGCAGGGCCTCTTTCGGACATCGCCCGGCAGGCCTGGCACAACGGACGCCAGTATGCCGCTGAGGAATGGCACGAAGGCTTCAAGGCCATGTTCCTGCCCGATCCGGACGCCCCTGACTTTGAGCCATCGCATGTCACTGACCCCGAGGCCTACCGCAAGTGGAGCATTAACCCGGTCACTGGCGCCCGGATGTGCATGGGCTCCACGACCCAGCTCACCGACCCGGGCATGCACTGCTTCCGCCTTCAGGTCGAGGCCTTCGCCGCGGAGCAGTTCTTCGTGGAGTTCACGGAGCGCACCGAGGTTCCCCACTACATCCCGCACGCCAGGGAGATTGCATGAGTTTGAGCGGCAAACAACAGAAGTTCGTCGAGGAATACATCAAGGATCCGCAAAATTTGTCAGCAGCATATAAACGCGCTGGGTACAGGGCTTGTGGGCACTCGGCGGATGTGAATGCTTCAAGACTGCTGAAAAATGCTGATATTAAGTCCGCGATTGCTGAGGCACATAAGGAAGTTCGAAAGGAAACCCTCGTGACGGTCGAATACGTCGTTTCGGGCCTGAGGGAAGTCGCCCAGCGGTGCATGCAGCGGGAAAAGGTCATGGTCGGCAGCGGCAAGGATCGGAAGCAGCTCCAGGTCTACACTACGGACCCCGCGACAGGCAAAGAGGTGCTGGCCAACGTCTGGACCTTTGATAGTTCCGGCGCCAACCGCTCGCTGGAACTGCTCGGCAAGCACGTTGGCGCCTTCGCTGACGACGAAGACGCCCAGGACCTCCCCATGCCTTCCGTGGTGAATATCAACGTGGTGGATGCGCGGAGGCAGTCCTGAACGACATAGCCCCGACCCTCACTATTCCCCAGGCCAAATTTCTGAGCCTACCCCATAAATTCCGGGGCTATGTTGGCGGCTTCGGCTCCGGGAAGACCTGGGCGGGATGCGGCGGTGCGGCGAAGCATTTCTATGAGTTTCCCAGGATCAATGCGGCCTATTTTGCGCCCACATACCCTCAAATCCGGGATATTTTCTACCCCACCGTGGAAGAGGCCTTCGCCGATTGGGGCCTCCGGGTGAACGTCAAGCAAGCGAACCATGAGGTGGAGGTGTGGCGGGGCCGCATCTTCCTGGGGATAATTCTTTGCCGGTCCATGGAGGACCCTGCGTCCATCGTCGGGTTCAAGATCGGCCATGCCCTGGTGGACGAAATTGATGTGATGAACCCCGTCAAGGCCCAGCAGGCCTGGCGCAAGATCATCGCCCGCATGCGCTACAAGCGGGACGGCCTGCGCAATGGGATCGACGTGACCACGACGCCCGAGGGCTTCCGCTTCGTCTATGACCAATTCTTGCGCCAGCCACAGAAGAAGCCTGCCCTGGCTTCGCTCTACGGGATGGTGCAGTCCTCAACCTATGACAACGAGGCCAACCTGCCCGAGGACTACATCTCCTCGCTGCTGGCGAGCTACCCGGAGAACCTGATCAAGGCCTACATCGACGGCCAGTTCGTGAATCTCCAGACGGGAAACGTCTATGCCTCCTACGATCGGCACCTGAACCATTGCGATGACACGGTCAACCCCGGAGAGATTCTGTTCATCGGCATGGACTTCAATGTTGGCAAGATGGCTGCGATTGTCCATGTGAAGCGGGAGGGTCTGCCCCGAGCCGTAGACGAGATAGTGAACGGCTATGACACTCCTGACATGATCCAGAAGATTAAAGAGCGATTCTGGAAGTTTGATGATGGCAAATACCGGTCCAATTGCCAAATTCGCATTTACCCAGATGCGAGCGGCGCGAGTCGGAAGTCCGTTAACGCCTCGGAAACAGACATTGTGCTGCTGAAGCAAGCCGGGTTCCGAGTCTGTGCCCCAGAGGCCAACCCGCCCGTCAAGAACCGCATCAACGCCATGAACGGCATGTTCTGCAATGCACAGAAGCAGCGCCGATACCTCGTGAATGAGTTCCTGTGCCCCACTTACGCCGACGGCCTAGAGCAGCAGGCCTGGGCGGCCAACGGAGAGCCAGACAAGGCCACGGGCCATGACCACCCGAATGACGGTGCCGGCTATTTCATCCATTTCGAATACCCGATCAAACCCCGCGTCGAATGGTCGCTGGAAGCAGTCGGATAACCACCCATCAATGGATACAAAATGAACCTCACACAGAAGATCCTCCGTCACCCGTGGCGCGCCCTCAAAGCTTTGTCCTACTGGCTGGCGGCCCTGTGAGACCGGATCCCATCACCATCCTGGTTTGCAATCAGGCCCGCATCCTGGAAGCCCACGGCGTCGAACCGGCGAAGGCATGGGCTGAGGCAGAGACCCACGTCGCCGCGGTGCTGGAGGAGCTGGCACAGGCTGGTCTTGCCGATATGTATTTGTCCGTGGCCCTCCGGCGCGCCCGGGTCTATCGCATGCGCTGCGCCGGCCAGACCGTGCGGGTGATCTGCGAGCGCCTAGGAGTGTGCCGCGCCCTGGTGGTCCGCGACTACCGGGCAGAGCTGGACCGGCGCCGGTCAGCCTAACGGCTACACATAGTAGCCTATACGGGCATGAGTCTTGGGTCATTGGAGACCCAGGCTCATGGCTGACTTTGGCAAAGCACTGTCGTTCATTCTTAAAAACGAGGGCGGGTATTGCAATGTAAAGGGCGATGCGGGCGGTCCCACGAATTACGGCATCACGCAGGTTGTGGCCAGGGCAAACGGATTTCAGGGCGACATGCGCGACCTTCCGTTACCCCTGGCCTCACTGATCTACCGGCAGAGCTACTGGAAGTTCAACGGGATCCAGGATCAGGCGTGCGCCACGAAGATCTTGGACATGGATGTGAACGACGGATTGCCCTCTGGCGTGAAGCTTGCACAGAGGGCCGCCGTTGTTATTGGTGCCGAGATCGCCGAGGACGGCGCCTATGGTCCCGCCACTGAAGCGGCACTGAACGCCTGTGACTCCGCGCTGCTCATGAAGGCCCTTATCCAGGTCAGCGTGGCCCACTACGACGCCGTGGCCGCAGAGCACCCCCAAGACGAGCAGTTCCTCAAAAGCTGGCTTGTCCGTGCGAATGAGGTGCCGAATGCCTGACTTCCTCAAAAACCTTCTGACGGGGCGTGACAATTCGACCCTGGACATGGGCAGGGTGAGTTGGGTTGCCAGCTACCTTGCGGTCATCGGCCACGAGGCCTATCAGGTCTATAGGGGCAGCGGTTCGGCTCTCCAGGAGTTCGCCGTTGCCCTTTCTGTCGTGACCGTGGCCCACGGTGCGGCCCTGGGCCTGAAGGCCAAGACCGAACCCGGAGGCGCCCAGTGAAGATGCCCACCTTCCCGGCCTGGATTGGCCCCGTGCTTCTGGCTGCAGGCTGTCTGTGGGTGGCCTTCGATGTGCGCTCATGCGTGGGCAAGCGCGCCGTCGCAGCCGACACGGCCAAGGCAGCAGGGCTGGGCAAGGTCGCCGCCAAGGATGAATCCGAGGGAGTTACTGATGTCGCCAAGGTCAAAATTGACGCCGGGATTGTCACCACGGACGACGCCACGGACGCGGGAGACGATGCCGCAGTGGCACAGGACGAGGCCGCGATGGCATACGCATCTCCCCGCCATGTTCCGGCCCCCGCTGGTCCCAAGGGTGATCCTCAGCCTGTGGACGTGCCTCTGGAGAGCCCTCGGGAGGGTGCGAAGGATCGTCTGATCACGGACCTCACCAAGGATCTTGCCGACACCAAGTCCGCCCTCCTGGCCAGGGATTCAGTGATCAAAGACCAGACCGCAGCCATCGCCGCCTTCCAGGCCGATGCCGACGTCAAGGGCCAGCAGGTCGCCGCGCTGCAGGCCGCTCTTTCTGTCGTTCCCCGTCCCTTGATCTGGGCGGCCGGCGCAGTGTATGGCACGGACGGCACCATTGGCGCCTATGTGACCCGCGACCTCGGCTTTGTCCAGGCGGGCTTGGACGTCGTGCGCCACCAACGCCCCTCCGGCCCCACCACCCTCGAAGCCGTCGCTCGGCTCGGCATCAAGTTCTGAAAGGGCCACTCATGCTCATCCCTGTCTCGCTCATTCTTGCCTTCACTGCCGGCGCCGCGCTTTGTGCCCCGGTGACCGCCTGGATTACGTCAAAGTTCGCCAAGCTCAAGGCCTTCGAAGTCAAGGAAGAGGCGGAAGCCAAGGCAAAGATCCAAGCCGTCGTCGCTGACCTCCCGAAGGCCTAAGAGATGGCCATCACGCCCGAACGGCGCCACCCAGACAAGCTCCAGTGGGTCATTACGGCCCTGCTGGGGGTCGTGATTGCCCTCTTGACGATCGGCGCGAACGGCGTCAACTCAAGCCTGAGTTACCTGACCAAATCGATAGCAGAGATCGGTGCCGACGTGTCGTCCTTGAAGGCGACTCAGGAGTCTGACAAATTATGGCGGACTCAGGTTGATGTCCGGCTGAATAGGCTTGAGACCAATGTCCAATCCTCGAAGCGGGGCAAGTAATGGGCATCCTCCAGCGGCTCCAGGACCGCCTCGGATCCAGTCTCTTCGGGGGCTCGAAAGAGCATAGGCCCGGGTCTGGGATGAACGGGTCCGCCGCTCTGGATGCGCCGGACCTTCCGTCAGCGTGGGTTACCTCGAACGAATATTGGAATCCCAACCTGGAGACCGGGACCGACAAGCAGGGTACCTACCAGGATCTTCACGAAGCCCTGCGGGATCCCCAGTCTGCCGCATGCCTGGATCTGCGATGCCAGATCGCCGCATCTCTGCCGTATGAACTGATCGCACAGGAAGGCACCACCAAGGATGACATGTCCCTGGTGAAGTGCATCCTGGAAGACTTGGACCTCCCCGGGACACTAGAGCAGCTGGTCAAATCCACCTACTACGGCCTCACCGCCCTGGAAGTGTTCTGGCGCAACGACGATCCCGCATGGCCCGGGAAGGTCATCCCCTGGGACGTGCTCCCCTTGGATTTGCAGTTCATCTGGTTCAACCAGCAGCGGGCACCCCTGGTCAGCGGGAGGACCCCAGAAACCGGGAAGCTAATCCTGCACACCACGGGCATGCATTTCCGTAACCCTTACGGCTTGGGTCGTGGTCGCACGGTCCCCCAGTGGGTCCGCGTCAAGAAGGCAATCAGCTATTACACCTGTAGGGACTTCGGGTCCTACGCTCACGACAAGGCCCACTTCACCTACCCCGATGGCGACGACGTCCAGGAAATAGAGCAATACAAAAGGACCGCCCAGCAAGCCATGACTGCTCCTGCCTTCGTGACAAAGGAAGGTATGAAGGTCACGCCCGTCAAACTAGAGAATCAGTTCGAAGTCGGCGTGAAAATCATCGACGCCTGCGACGGGCAGATTGCCAAGGCTATCCTAGGGAATACCTTGACCACAGGTGAGGGCAGGCATGGAACCCAAGCCCTGGGCGGGGTTCATGAGTCCATGACCGACAAGCAAACATGGGCCGACGGTCTCCGTCTCCAAATGACCCTCAACAAGACCCTGATCCCCTGGATCATCCAGGCCAATCGGCCCGGTGGTGTGCCTCCCAAGATCAATTTTGACGCAGCCGTGAAACCCGATGACCTCAAGGCGATGCAGGCCCTGTTGGGCGTGGCCTCGTTCGTGGATGCGAGCGGCAAGCCGATGGAAATCTCCGGTTCATGGCTGCGGGACAAGTTCAACATCCCAGAGCCTGACGAAAACGTAACCAACGACGCGATGCACCTGACTCTTCCGGCCCCGGCTCCAGCCATGCCACCCAAGGCCCCGGAGGTCGCTCCGTTCAAGGTGCCTGTCCCGCCGGCGCTGTCCACCAAGAAGACCACGGCGGAGCAGCACACCGAAAACGTCCTGGACCGTTGGAACGCCCAATGGCGCGAGCGCGTGGCCGGGCCTCATCGCCTGATCCTGGGCGCCCTGGGAGATGGCGAATGACCTTCTCTCACGCCGCTGAACAGACCGTGCGCCTCCTGGCCGACTTCCCCACCGCGGCTGCGGAGAAGTTTGCATCCTCCCTTCGTGCCGCTCGAGACCTGGGCGCCTGGGATGCCATGACGGAATTCAGGGCGCTGGGGCTGGCCGATGAATCTATCGGCATCGACTGGCAGTTGACCCCTGAAGCCGCGGTGCGCTACCTGGACGGCAAGATCCCCATGGACTGGCGCAAGGTGCAGGGACTCCAGGACGGGTATCTCCGCTCGCAGGCCTTCTGGATCACCGGCGTGGAGCAGCAGAGCGTTCTTGAGGACGTGCTTCAAGGCTTGGCCAACGCGGTTGAGTCCGGTACCACCCTGCCGACCTTTCGCAAGCAATTCGGCGATGTCTTGGCCGAGAACGGCGTCAAGGGTGGCTTGGCTCAGACTCTTTTCAGGACCAACACCCATGCCGCCTACCAGCAGAGCCAGGCGGCCAGCTACCAGGCCAATCCCTTGGTCGAGGTGCTGACCTACGTTACGGCCGGGGACGACGCCGTTCGCCCGGAGCATGCCGAGTGGGACGGGATCACACTGCCGAAGGATGACGATTTCTGGGGGGACCACACGCCCCCTTGCAACTGGAATTGCCGGTGCATTCTACGCGTGGGCACCGAAAAAGACACAGTGACGGACCCAGATGATCCCCGGCTGCAGTTGCCACCCGGGAAGGATTTCTGCGGACCCCGTGGCGACCTCCTGGGCAACCAGATCGCATCCCAGGCCATGCAGGTGCCCGACCTTGAGCCAGCGCATACCGCTGTGGCCCATCTTGCCGAGAAGGAGAATCTATTCTCCTGGCTGGCCGATACCGCCCCCAAGGGACCGCTGCCCCGCGGATCCGCCCGCACCTCCACCCCTGGCCCGGGCTTCATTGAAATGAGCGATGGGCGAGTTGTGGCCCTCTCTGCCCCCGCCATCAAGGCCGCCCCCCTGGATGCCCATGAGTGGATCCGTTCCGCCATCCAGGGGCCGTCTGAAGCGTGGGCGATGCCCTACAAGGACGCCAAGGGCCATGTGGTCCTGGTCATCAATTGTCTGTTGGGAGTGGATGGAAAGACCCTCTGCGTCCCTGTCGTCGCCGGAACTGTCCCCGCCACCGGCCTTCCCATCCGATGGGTGGAAAACCTCAACTCTGTCCGCCGTGGAGCCCGAATCTCATGACCCTGACCCCTGAAGAAATCGCCATGCTGCCCGCCGATGTCCAGGAGGCCCTGGCTGCGAAGCCATCCAAGGCCGCCGAGGAGCTTTCAAAGACCGCCTCGGACGCCTCGTATGAAGCAGGGAAGGATCCCAAAAAGAGCGCGGAGGCCATGCTGGCTCACGCCAAGGCTGCTGCCGCGCACCGGTCAGAAGCGGATGGGCACCGCGACGACGCCAAGAAGGCCGAAGAGGCCAAGGACTACGACACCGCCGCCCAACACCGGGACGCTGCCCGCAAGTCCGATGAACGGGCACGGCACGAAGCAGACCAGACTGTTCTGCATGCCCAGACCCTTGGGCACGGGCCCTTCGCGCGGTTCGCCGCCCAAAACGTGGCCGTCTTCGCCGCCACCATGGATGACCTTCTGGGCGCCATTACGGACCCCGCCGGTGCGGGACTCACTGCATGGGTTCCCGTGCTCTACCCCGGGAAATACAACGATCTCCAGTTCACAGCCGCGATGCTCAAAGAAATGGTGGAGACCTTCAACCCGAAGGCCGAAGCCTGCCCCGTCAAGATCGGCCACGAGGGACCCGACACTCAGGCCGAATTGTCCCAGGTGCGAGAGGTCAAAATTGACCGCTGCACCCTGACCAACGGCAGGACCGTTGACACCTGCCTCTGGGTCCGCATGACCCGCACGCCCGAGGCCCTCGCTTCCCAGACCAAGTACCGGAAAACCTCCATTGAGGCCTGGCCCCCCACCCATCAAAGCAACCCCTCCCCCGGCAAATGGAACCTGAAGGGCCTCGCCTTTCTTGGAGCCGCGGCACCCGCCGTCCCCAATCTGCCCGCCACGAAACTTTCAGCCTCCACAGGAGCAATCGTCATGACCCTCACCCCCAACGAAATCGCCGAACTGCAGGCCAAGGCCGAGACCCAGACGGTCTCTCTTGCCGCCGCTGGCCAGGAAGCCCTCAAGCTCCGGCGCGAGAACGAAGCCCTGGGGCTCCAGTTGTCCGCCCAGAAGAAGGCGTCCCACGCCGCCGAGATCAAGGCTGAGATCGGCAATCTCAGCGCCAAGCTCCTTCCCGCCCAGATGGAACTGGCCGAGGCTGTCGCCCTGGCTCTGGACTCCGACGAGCCCACGGTGGCTCTGTCCGGCACGGACACCCCTGTCAGCCCCAGAGCCTGTTTCCTTTCCCTCCTGGAAGGGATGAAGGACCACGGCCTCACCGATCCCCTGAATGTGCCCAACCTGTCCGGCAAGAAGACCAAGGACACGGACGGCAAGGACGATGACGAAACCCTCGCGGAAGCCGATTTCCGCGCCAAGAAGGTCAAGGAATTCAGGGACAAGAACCCCAAGTGCACGATGGCCGAAGCCCTGCGTCACGGCCAGCAGTGCGTCAAAGAGCGCGCCAAGTAATAGCCCCCTTTCAACGATTCATCAACAGGAGAAAATCCAATGGGTCAATACGTCGGCCTCGACATCCCCTTCCTGAACCCCGCCGGAACCACGTTCATCGGCAATACCGTGGTGGTCGCCACGGATGACGGAGACGGCTCCCATCGCGTCGTCCCCGGCTATGCCGTCGCTGGCGCCACCCCGCCCCTGGGCGTGGTGATCGACAACAACGACCCCGTCAACGGTCCCACCCTGCCCATCGCGGTGCGCTGTGGCGGGATCATCGACTGCATCGCGGGTGCGGCCATCGATCCCGCCGTGCAGCCGATGCTGACCTGGAATGCCTCTGGGCAGGTCATCCCTGTGCCCGCGACCGCCGCGACGATCACCGGCACCATCGGATCCGCCATGGAGGGCTGCTCAACCATCGGCGACAAGATCAGCGTGCTCGTTCATCCCGGCACCTATACGCATCCCTGAGCCTGATCCTTCCTCCTTCCACCCTCCTTTGGCCGCTTTGAAACGGCCCCTCCCGGAGAGAAAAATATGAGTGTTTATGCTGATGTCAGCCAGATCGTGCAGTTCATGCCGTCGATCTGCATCGAATACCATCCTGAGGAGTTCGTAGCCGACAAACTCCTTTCCAGCGTTGTGGTCCCGACCTACTCCGGGAGCTACACCAAGTTCTCCAGCGACTCCGCGTTCCAGATCTGGGACGACACCATGGCCCACAACGGCCAGGCCAACGAGATCGGCTGGAAGACCACGCTGGACTCCTACCTCGCCCAGCCCTACGGCAACAAGGACTACTACGACTACGACGCCAGCGCCCTGAACCCCGTCGCCGTCAACTGGGCTGAGGTCAAGGTCAAGAACCTTGCCCGGAACCTGAAGCTCCAGAAGGAGCTGCGCACCATCGCCATGTGTCAGGCCTCCACGGTCATCAAGGCTGTGACCATTGGCGGAGCCCCCTGGTGGACCTCCAATGCCTCCGGGCAGGTGACGGCCTACAATGCCGCCGCCTTCCCGATCAAGGATGTCCAGACCCTCCGGGCCACCCTCGCCATGCCTCCGAACGTGCTGGTCATGGGCCGTGACGTCTTCATTGGTCTCCAGAACCATCCCAACGTCCTGGGACAGCGTCCCATCACCCGCGCCGGATCCATCAACCCCTCCGAGATGGCGGAACTGTTCGACGTGTCCGAGATCGTCGTTTCTGACCTGAAATACAACTCCGCTGGCAACCGTGCCCGTGCCCAGGCGCTCACGTTCGCGTGGCAGGGCGTGTTCTTCATGGCCTACCGCAACCCTGACGACCTGATGACCATCGATCAGATCACCTGGGGCGCCCAGTTCCTGGTGGACAACGACCAGATCGAAGGCCCCCGCATCAGCCAGACCATGGCGCACAAGGATGGCTGGATCGTCCGCGCATGGGAGGAGCCCGACCGGGGCCCCGATGGTGGCCTGTGCCTCGCCACCTACCACAAGTACGCGCTGAAGACCGTCGCCGCCGACCTGGGCGTTCTGCTCAACATGACGGCCACGAGCTAAACCATGTGGATCACGGTCCCCGACGCATTCCAGGTCCACATGATGGACCGCGAGCTGGTGAACTATGCTGCCGGCCAGTCGGGGACCGGGATCACGCTGCCTTCCGCCTACGCCATTGCTGCCGCGCCCCCAACCGATCCCGTAATCTTGGCCACCATCGCACTGCTCACGAGTCTTGCTGTGGAGGCTCAGATTGTGGTGACGGGAGTGCTTGCGGGGCAGGGGACACTCATTGATCCCTTGCCCACCCCAAGCGCCTCAGGGGACCTCCTGATCCATTGCGCCGTTCATCTTGCGTTTGAACACCTCTTTCTTCGCATCCCTGGCCAAGCCTCGGAATTCCCCACGGCCTGGGACAAGAGCATCAAGGGCGCCCACTCGCTGCTCACGCAATTCAGGGACGGCACCCTTCCCCTGGACCCGGCTTTCTTTGCTCGTGGCGTGGACCACAACATCCCGCCCCAGCAGGCCGTCATGCGTTCCAGTTCCATCGTTGACAATGCGTTCCGGCGCGACTGGAACCTATTCCCCAGCGGGTGGGGACGATGAGCGGGGATCTTCGCAACCTCGGAGACACCCTGGCGCAAGTCCGGGGCAGAGTGGCGAACAGCAAGCCCGCCTACCGCGCCATCTCGGACCTGATGGTTTCGAGTGCCCAGCAGAATTTCGAGACAGAGGGACGCCCGGAGAAATGGGTGGCCCTGAAGCCCGCAACCCAGAAGTTCAAGGAAAAGCACGGCTGGACCAAGATCCTGTTTCGCTCTGGGCGCCTTCGGGCATCCATTACGGGGCAGGGCGGGACCACGGGGGACAGCGCCACCATCGGCAGCGTCCTTCCTTATGCCCAGGGCCAGAACGATGGAGCCACAATCATCCATCCCAACAGGCCGGGAAAGACCCTTCACCGCTACAGCAAAAAAACAGGACAGCTCCTTGGTTTTGCCAAGAAAAACGCCAAGGACGGGAAGCGAATCGGCGTAATTGAAATGGCCTTCGCGGGCCACGCCATGAACACCGCGATTACCCTCCCGGCCCGGCCCTACCTGGTCATCCAGTCCGAGGATGTCGAGCAATACACCGGCATCCTGAACCGCTACTGGTTTGAGGGGGTGCTATGACCGACCCCTCTGCCTGGGAAGACCAAGCCGTGTCCGATCTCATCGGCGCGGCCATCCCGCAGCTTTCCGGCTTTCAGATCGAAGCCCTGAATAACCAGGTCGATTTCGAGAAGGACCAGCTGGTGACGGCTGTCCCCCATCTCCTGGTGGCCTGGACCGGCGCCGATCACGAGCATGGGTTTTTCGGGGGCGACCCCTTCACCCTCGCTTTCGTGGCCGTCGTCCCCGGGGGATCCCAGCGGGAACGGCGCTCCCTGGCCATCAACGCGCTTTCCGCCATCGCCTCCTGGATGAGGGATCCGGCCGTCGGATCTCCCTACCAGCCCAACAAATCCGCCGTGGAACGCCTGCACCCGCTGGCCGTCGCCACGCTCACCGCTTCAAGAGTCGGGTGAATCCCATGCAGATCAACCTCAACTGCCAGCTGACCCTCCCGGATGGGGTTGTCCTCCAGCCCGGCCAACACACGGTGGACGACAAGTATTCCGACTCCATCACGGCCACCGCCAAGGCATCTCCCAGGCACGTCCAGGTGCTTACCACCTTCGTCTCTCCCGTCCTCACTCCCCACGACCAAGAAGTCATCAGGGAGGCCGTCACTGAAGCGCTGGCCGCCCAGGAGCCCACGAAATGACCACCGCATTCGTCACTACCTCATCCTATGACCCCACGAAGGTCAAGGCCCGCCCCGGGAAGCTCTTTCTGCTCCCCAACGTCTACAGCATGGCCACGCCTCCCGCCGGAACCGGCAATCAGGCCATCCTCACCACCTACCTTGGTAATTTCTACGTCGCCGGGGATACCCAGGTCTCCATGGTTCCCCTATTGACCCCGTGGTCGCTCGTGGACGCCAAAGGTGGGGACCTCAAGATCGACATGAAGGATGTGACCTTCGACCCTGCCAGCGGCCCCAAGATGCTCGTGGGGCAGTATCCCGAGTCCTGCACCTTCAAGATCGTCCTGGGCGACGTGTCCCAGTCGAAGTTCTGCGACATCCTGAGTGTGACCACGGGGGAAGTCACGACCCTCGCTGCCAGCACGACCCAGGCCCCGAAAACGGCCGCGCTGCTCGGAACCGCGCTCTACAAGCAGGCCTACATGTGCCTCTACCAGTACCCCGCCTACGATGTTCTCGGGAACCCTATCCCTGGCCAGTTCAATAACCTATTCCTGCCCCGGGCGAAGATCAGCGCGGCCATCGAAACCAAGTTCGAGAAGGCCAAACCCTCCGAACTGACGGTGACAATCAACGCTGAAGCCGACTGGTTCCTGGAGTCTCCCGACTCCGGCCAGTACGCCTTCGCCGTCCTCCAGGAAACGACTGCCCCCCACAGCTAGGCCCAACCCCCCGGGGGTTTCGGCCCCCGGGCTTTTCTGGTGAATCATGTCCGTTTACAAATGGCTCCACTTTAAAAACGCGATCCCGATCCTTGCGAACATCGATATTCCTACGGCCCTGGGTCTTTTCCAGCGAGCCACCAAGGCCATCGCGGAACTCAAGGCGTCGTCCGAAGGCGAACCGTCCACGGCGGCTATGATCGACGCACTCGGCCCCGACTTTCTTCAGGACGTAATGGTCCTCGTTCGATCCCTGGATCCCAACGCGCTCACCCGTCTGGCCATGATCGCCAGCGCCAGCGTGGACGAGCTGGAGGAATGCGAAGACAAGCCCGCGAAAGAGAAAGAACTTCTTCGCGTCGTTGCCCGCATGGAGCCCGGGGAGGTGATCGCCAAGGTGCTTTTTTTTATCGGACTGCGAACGAATATTGCGGCCGGTGCCCAAAGCTCTTTCGGCACAGAGAAGGGCGAGAACGAGGCACGACAGACGTCGGGTTCGTCCAGCGAATCCTAAGCCCCATGGCTGGGGGCTGGCTTCAGGCTGGCCGTCTCCCCGCAGACCAGGCCCTTCAGTGGCTGGAAGAGCACTGGGACGCCACCAGATGGCAGGCATGGGAAAGGTCGCTCGACCGCTGGCACATGAGCCTACCCGCCTTTCATGGCGAACCACAGGACCCACCACTCCCCCCTGAGGATTGACGATGACCGATTTCAACGCCCAAGTAACATTCAGCGCCACGCCTGATCAGGTGGTGGCTGCGCTGGCTGCAATTCAGGCGAAACTAGAGGGCACCGCGGCATCCGCCGACGGCACCTCTGGGGCTATCCAGGGCATCGGCGCCAGCGGGCAAGAGGCGTCTGGTGGCATCCTCCAAATGGTCGAGGCCTTCGGCTTGGCCCAGATCGCCGTCCGTGCCCTGGAGACAGTATTCGAAGGCGTGAAAAATGCCGTCGTCGGCTTTGTAGAGATGGGCATCGAATTCAACCGAACCATCGAAACCGCCCAGATCGGTATCGGTGCGCTCATCGCCACCCAGAACACCTTGACCGATGCCAACGGTAAGGCGCTCCAGGGCCAAGAGGCGCTGAATGCCGGAATGGAACTGGGAGAGGAGCAGGTTACCAAACTCCGGCTTGCCTCATTCGCCACAGTGGCGACGTTCGAACAGATGGTGGCCGCTTACCAGCAGGCGCTTGGACCAATGCAGCAGGCCGGCGTGGATCTAGACCAGACGGTCCAAATGACCCAACGGTTCGCCCAGGCCGCGGGGGCACTGGGGCTTGACATCAACACGCTTGGCCACGAAATGCGGGCCACCTTCAGCGGCCAGATCAGCCCACGAATCACCAAAATCGCATCCGCGCTGCATATCAAGCGCGAGGACATCAAGGCATGGTCCGAGGCTGGAACCGTGGTCGAAGAAATGAACAAGCGCCTGGAATTCTTCGGACTGGCCGGGGAACGAGTGGAGGCGTCATGGCAGGGGGTTACGTCCAACGTCCAGCACTTCTTTCAGGCATTCTCTGGGGAGAGCGTCAAGCCCCTGTTTGACGGCCTGAAAACCGGGTTGCATGACGCGCTGCACGACGCGTTCAACCTATCCACCGGGGATTTCTCCGAGGCCTTCAAGGGCCTCCTGGACTCCAGTAAGGACATCTTCGGGGAGATCGGCAAGGCCGCCGGAGATGCCCTGCTGTGGCTGGTGGGGGAAGCCAAGGATCTTTCCGCATGGTTCAAGGAAAACCGGGCCGATGTGTTGCAGGTCGCGGAAGCGGTCCGAATCGTCGCCTTTCAGGTGGCGGGCCTTCTTGGGGACGTGACGGGGATTGGCGCCCAGACGACAGGAATGCTTGGCCCCCTCCAGGCGATCAGCACTCTGTTTGAAGGGATCGGCCTAGTCGTCGCCGTGATCAGGGACACCATTCGGATCATCGAAGCGGGCGTGGTCTCCGTCGGAACCGTTCTGCTCCATGGCGTACTTGGGCCTATTCAGGCCGTCTTGATGACCATCGGGCAAATTCTGAATGACCCAGAAGGGCTTGGATCCGTCCTGGGCGGCCACAAAGGGGATGCTTTTTTCAATAAGGCCCAGGGACTTCAGGATTTCATCAACAAGGGCTACGAACTGACCAACAGTCTCGTAAAGCCCTTCCAGGAGGGCAAGAATGCCGTTGCGGCCTTCGGGGATGCGCTACTGGATGCCCAAGCCAAACGGGAGCACCTGGGCGACCCCGCGGCAGTCAAGAGCCCCAGCGGGATCGGCCACGCGTCCAATCGAGAGAAGGATGTCGACAAGGTAGCCGCCGAGGTCCTGAACAACCTCCAGGAACGCCTCCTGCAATTAAAACTGGAAGACCTTCGGGCATCGTCGGCCGTCACTCTGGAGCAGGAGCGGCAGAAGACCGACGCCGAGGCCGAAGCTAAATATCTAGAGGAAAAGCACAAGTTAGCCTCCGAAGTTGCCAAGTCCCCCACGCCGGCCAACAAGGCCACCGGGGAAGCTGATCGGGCCGAGGCCTATAAGGTATACCAAACCTCGATTGCTGCCAGCACCGCCAAGTTCAACCTGGACCAAAAAGCGGCGGAAGACAAGATCCAAAACCAGCTCAATCAGGCGCTTGACAGTGGTTTGGCCGCACGCATGGACAGCATTAAACATGCGTCGGCCAAAATGCTGGAGGAGATCAAAAATAGCAACACGGCCAAATTCACGGCGGCCCAGGTGGAGGCGGCGCAGGCGGTCGCCATCGCCCGCGAAAACCTAAAAGCCGTCCAGGACGACATCGGGAAAATCCGCAAGACCCTGGAGGAGCTAGCCAAAGAAAAGGGCGCTCCTCTCACGGTGGCAGAGTCTCTCCGGGCTCTGGAATCCATTGCTATGAAGAGCCGAACGCCCGAGGCCATCGCGGAAATCAGGAAGGAACTGGAGCGCACCAAGGACGCCGGCGCCGGGTTTGTGGCTGGGATTCAGGCGTTTCTCGCCAGAGGGGAAGACCTCTTTATGACATTTAAGACCGCAGTTGCAGGCACTCTGGATCAAATCCAGGGTCAACTCGCCAAGACCATTGAAGGCGTCGTGAGCGGGACGATGAAGGGCGGTCAGGCGGTCAGGGCTTTCGCCAAGAGCATCGAAATGGATGTCATCGGAGCCCTGGCTCGGGTGGCAGCGCAATACCTGATGACGGCGGTAGTAGGGGCAGCCTTCGGGAACTCCCAGGCTGCGGTGAACATCGTTGCTGCCGGTGCTGCGCAAGAGCTGGCGGCGGCGGAAATCTGGGCAGCATGGGCCCCGTTCTCCTTGATGGGTGGCGAGGTGGCGGCTCTTACTGAAATTGCTGCCATGCGGGCCAGCGTGCTCATCCCAGGCCGAGAACACGGCGGAGACGTGACCGCCGGATCACCCTATATTGTTGGCGAGGCAGGCCACGAACTTTTCATCCCCAGCAGTTCCGGCATGATCGTTCCACATGACTTGACCAGCGCTATGCAGATGGGCGCCTCCCTGGCTCGGGCGAACGCGGCCCAGACTGCCATAGTGAACCGCTACAGCAGCCTTGGAGCGTCGTATGCAAGCGCCGCGGCACATGCGAGCCAAACGGCGTCAAGTCGTTCGGGCGGCGGCGATGTCCACAACCACTACGAGGGCGCGCTCATCGTGGCGAATTCGCTTGAGGGTGAGCGGGCTTTTGACGGCCACGTAACCAACTCGCTCCAGCGCACCGGGAGGGATTCGGGATGAGGTCAATTCAGATCATCCTTCAGCAAAACCTCGGGAACGGGGCCGTTGGTATGGCCAAGACCGTATCGGCTCAGCTCGTCAGCCTTGCGGACAAAAATCAAGAAGTGGACGGAACTAACAAGCTAACCAAGGTCACGCCGGGAGACATGCCCTGCACGGTCCTGGATCCCGATGGGTCAATCTGGGCATTCATCCAGAACGACATTCAGGCCGCGCCGAATTGGTCCGCGTCCACGGCCTACGCGCTCGGGACGACCGTCAACAATGGCGGATCATTTTTTACATGCACCATTGCTGGCACCTCCGCGTCATCCGGGGGGCCTACTGGCACCGGCGCGATCACGGATGGTTCGGTCCAATGGACGAGCACCTCTGGCCCGGGGCTCTTTCCCCCCTGGTTTCAACTCCTGGTGGGCAATCAGGTGGAATTCACGGGATTGGTTGATCTCCCTCGATGCAAACAGAACACCTCGGCCGACGACTACAGCGTCCAGATCGCCGCCGTTGACTGGTCTATCAGCCTTGCCACCTCCTATCTGGGCTCCCCGACCGCGCTCCCCTGGAAGGCCATCACCTATTACGCGCAGGGGGCCACGTGCCTCAACGGGGGTTCTGTTTACTTTTGCAAGGTCGCTGGCACCTCTGCTGCGTCCAAGGGCCCCGTGGGTGCCATTCCGGCCCAGGACGGTGGTATCACGTGGCAATACCAACCACCCGCATGGACCCGGCCTCTACCAAGTGCGGCCAACAACGGTTCTGCCCCAAGCGGGACAGGGGTCCTCACTACGTGGATGCAGCAAACCGGGGGCATTGTCCCTGGAGCCACCCTCAACACTGTTATTTTTGAGGACCCATGTGAATGGACATCGGCGGGCGAGATGCTCTCGCTCACGACGGCCCCGGTCCTCATGGCCACGCTGGCTGTCGGCGGTGGCCCCAGTTTCCCCGGGGTCTACATGACCTCTGCGGGTCAGCTTCCGTTGGCCAGTTATTTCCCCGCCGGGATGCTGGTCCAACTCAGCGACGGAGCGGGAGGACTCGGGATTATGGTTCAGGTCAGCGCCGATGGAACCGCATGGGTTTCGCCCTATGACACCACCCCATCTGGAGAGGCATTCAAAATCATCGGCACTCCTGCTGACCTACAAAACCTTGCCCCGGCGCTTTTCAGCCCCAATGGCTGGAACGTCTGCCAACTCGGAGCGTCCCCGTGGCCTCAGTTTGCCGACTACCTAGGCTATGGATGGAGCGGTGGAGGAAGGTCGCATGCCGATTTCACTTTTTACAGCGTCGCGGATTTCTTTGCCCTCCAGTGCGCGTGGTTCGAGGCTGATTTCACCATCGCTAGCCCCACTGCTCAGGACCTGGACTACTGGACGGTCACCGTCCCCGTGCCGAACTCGTTTGCTGGCGCCGTAGACACTGATTCTCCCGTCAACGTCCTGAACCTCAATAGTGTGGACGGGGGGGTAGTGGGAGACTCGATCTGCCTGGTGAATACCGGTCAGTCGCAATCATGGACCGTGGCAGGCGTGGACCCGGTCATGTGCCAGGTGATCACAGTGGAGCCCGTGACGGATGTCCCCCTCGATGCGCACATTTACTGGACCCCTCAGAGCCAGTCCGAGATGGTCATGGAGGATGCCAGGGTAATTCTGGCCAAGGCCGCGCTGCCCTACCATGCTGACACCAGCCTGCTCACCCTACCGACGACCCAGGACCCGGTCTTTTGCTTCGTCCCATTACGCCCTCTCACTGGGAACAATCTCTGGCCCGTGGGTGATATCGAGCCTGACGTTTCTGGCGTGATCAAGGTTTCCACCGGGGCCAACTGGTCAGATCCAACCTCTGCGACATGGGCACCCAAACCCTCGTATTCGTGGGTAGGAACCCCTTCTGCGGGATGGGGCAATCTGACCACCTCTGTTTACGCGCCCAATGCGGACTGGACGTGCCAGACGGACACTGCACCTGCTCATCTTATGCCCTATGATGTCAGCACCATCAACCCCTGGCAGAGGCTGCGGAACCGGGCCTACAGCGGAACGGCCTACATGCGCGAGAACAATGGTTTGATCGTGGTCTCTCCCGGGGGCATCGGGTCGTGGTTGGTCAACGGCGCAGGAGTCGGTACCGCGGTCGTGGGATCATCGTTGGTATATACCTACGTCCAGAATGGGGCGACATACACGTCTGGAACAGGACCCACGGGGGCCAATTTTTCGGTATGGTCCCCGACCGGAGCGAATGCTGCCGGGGAACTGGCGGTTTACGATTACACCACCTCCCCCGCGCGCCGGCTGGTCTTCAACGGCGCAACAGGAAACGTCTTAGGAACCGTCAGTATCCGCACCTGGAGCGGCACGGCCTGGAACGCGGCGACCGTCTATTCCTGGCCAGGGTCGAGCTATATCCAGTCTGCGGTGCCCATGATCGGCACGCCTGGTGCAGTGCTGGCCTACGCCGTGACTGCCGGTTTCGGGGGCACGATCAACAACTCGACGTGGGAAAGCGCGGGGCTATCG